TGAAATTAAAAGAAATTATGAGAATTCACCGAAACTCGTGCGCCCTCATCTGATTGGCTAAAACTGGTGCGTCCAATCAGAAAGCTCGGGTTTTTGTCCCCCCCCCCCTACCCCTCAGGGGGGGGGGACAAAAATCCCGAGCGTTAGACGATGATGACCAGAACCCAATAAAATACGCAAATGAGCCCGGTGAAGTCCGAGGGTATAGTGTTACCCCGAGGACTTCTGCTTCCGGGCTTCCGGTCTGTTTCTCATTAAATTTTTTAATGGCTCGATTTCGAAGACGTTTAAGAAGACCTAGACGCTTTAGTAAGCGTCGTATGCGTCGTTCACGTCGTATGCGTCGTCGTACACGTCGTATGCGTCGCCGCTCGAAGGCTTTTACTGTAGGTTTTCACAGGGATTTTGAGGTTAACTTATGTTCGGCTATTCCTTCTGTATCTAATATCGCTGGAAGCAGCGTTGGCGTTCCTGCGGATAATTATTGTACTTGGTCAATTCCTGTTGTTCCACCGGAGCTTCTTTATCCTCTTGGCAATAACCTTCTCGGCTATTGGAAAAATGATGTAGCTCTTTCGACTCGTAATATCGGGACTGCTCAAACATATGGAGGAGAACCGATGATTACGGATTTGCCTACTTGTATTTCTTCTCAAAATTTATTTGGTAATTTGAACTGTGTGGCTTTGTCGAATCTTATGACTAAATACCGTATTGCTTATTGCACTGCTACATTTACTATTCCTGAAAATACTAATGGAGAGAAAAATCACCATTTGTATTTGGAATGGACACATTTACCGTTGGCTCAACCTTGTAAACCAGATTCTTTATGGGGCTTCATTGCTTCATCTGCTAGTGGCTATAAGGATTCTTATGGCTTTAACTGGGTCTGTAGGCCTATTGATATTGCTGAAGCTTGCTCTATTCCTGGTAAAGGTAGCTATAAGCATAAGTGGCATCGTGCTCAATTGACTTCTAATGCTCCTGTCACTATTGCTTGGCGTCCGAGACATTCTGCTATCTCGGCTGATCGCACTTACTATGTTGATAATAAGGGTAACAACTCTAATCAGGTATCACACCAGGATGAATTTGCCGATAAGGATAGATTTGTCCGTAGTTATTTGCCTGTTTTGAAACATGCTGAAAATGTAACTAGAAATGATGATCAGGTCTGGTTAGGACCTGTTGTTCGTTTGGTGGATGCTGATTTGCCTATTAATAGCACCATTGATAATGCTTTGAGATTGGGAAAATATCATATTCGTTGTTCTTTCTCCTTGAAGTTAAAATTGAAGGGTATGAAGGCTGCCGATCCTTTGTTTCCCTCTTGGAATCCCTCAATTCCTTCTTAATTTATAGTATATGCAACCTTTTACTGGTGGCGGTGGTTCCAGCTCTTCCTCTAATCTGATGGTCCGTTCTAATTCTTCTAGTTCTTTACGGTTACCTACTTGGTCCGATTATGAACCCGATGATTCTGATGAACGGCTCATTGAAGAGGATACTGCTGCTGAAAGAGAAAAGCGTGTTAATGCTTTAAAGAGTCTTTCAAAACGTTGGATGGATAACACTCGTAGGAATGCTTTTTACGTTTGGAAACATCGTTCTGAACTTGGTCGTGCGGCTCTTGCTGCGATGAACGGTGTTCCTCATTTACTTGCTCATCAGGCTGTTAAACGTGTGGTTGGTGATGCTATTGAGGATTACCGAGGTAAGCGTGTTCGTGCTCCACAGCCAAACATGAATTGGTATGAGATGGCAAAGAGACAACCACCTATCCGACCGTGGACTCAAGGCAAGTTTAAACCGAAGAAACCTGATACATGGCTTAAGGATTACTTAAAAGCGTTTTGTGTTTGTTAATAAACATAATAATATTCACATCCATACAGTTCGATGTACTTTCTTCTTCCGAACTTCAACCAGTTGAGGAATGTTTCAGTACTCATCTCACTGAACTTCTTCTTGTCTAGAAGAATAGGTTGTCCCCACTCCCCTGTCTCTTCATTGGGCTCATCCACCCAATAACACTCGGTGATACGTCTCCAAAGTTGTTGCCGATTTCTCTCGAATTCTGCTGCATTAGCCCACCATTCATTTGGATGCTTGATGCTCGTGATAATCCAGGTGTTGATGGTAGCTGTAATGAAGGCTCCCTTAACACCGAACTTTCTTCCCTTGATCTGTCCGACCATGTTACAGAATTTGCTAAATTCCATCCATGCTCCTGAGAATTCGTCGAGTAGGAGACACTCTGTAGAGGGTGTGACTCCATCCCACCATAATGTTCCGTGTCCAGGATAGGCAATTTCCACTCCAATCTCCTCATACTCTCCCGTTCCTTCCAGTTCCTTGGCGAATGCTGGATGACCCGTCGCTGCCCACGTCTTGCCCGACCCAGACCTGCCAAAGTAACATATAACTCTGCACTGCGCACCCGGATCTCTTCTAAATCGCTTATTTTTTGCCGCAGAGTGTTCGAGATAGCGCTGGTAAGCGACTCGACATCTTCCAGTATATGAAGGATGTGCGACCTTTAAGTCATCCCAGGACATACCAGCATACATGTCTTCATCGAAGGCAGTGATGTCATTCCGTTTCCCTTGGAAGTTAGCAGGTTTCTTGTTGACAATGACTCTGAATCTCTCAGGACCTTCTTTAGCGAGATATCTGTCTGCAACTGCACGTTCAGCTATTCTCTTCTGGACATTGATTGTCTCATCTTCGAAGATATCCTTAATCACAGTCCATGCTTTCTTCTTCTCAAACTCCACATCGATATGAACATGCTCATAACCAGTTGTTAATCCTGTATGTCGACCAATAGCAAGATAGACAATATCATACTTAGTAACAAGTTGGTTAAGGTAATCCGTATCCCAAAATTTCTCATGGTTTTTGGATGTTAAGAAGTAGTTACAGTGTTGCCAGGCTCTAGTCAT